CAAGTTCCGGGCCATGTGGGACAAGGCACGTGTTGCGCTGTGGAAGTACATCCACCACGACAAGGCAACGTGGGGGCCGGAGCGCCAAGAGGCGTACATGATGCTGGCGCAGATCGACAGCCACCCGGAGCGGTACTACTGGAAGGCTGTGGCCGAGGAACCGGCCAGACGTGAACCGTTCTACTACCTGGCGAAGCACCACTTGAGGCGCAACGAGAACGACCTGGCCTGGTCGATGGTTCTCCAGGCCGCCGCACGAACCGACTACTCGATCTACACGACGCACGCCGAAGCGTGGGGCGAACCGTTCGATGAGTTCTTCAAGAAAGTGGAGGCCAAGCAATGAGCAGTCCGAACATCGACGTTGGTTGGTACGAGGAATCTGATTTCACGAAGCCGAGGCAGGAATGCAGGGAACCGAAGTGGTGGCACACACACGACATCCAGGGGACAGAAGCGGAAGTGATCGAGATGGTCGCCGGGATGATCCGGGGGCATCAGCCGGACGTGGTGCTGGAGACGGGAACGTCTCGTGGATTCATGGCGTTGGCGATCGGCCAAGCCTTGAAGAGCAACGGGCACGGCACCCTTCACACGTACGAGCCGGACATACCCACACTGAACGAGGCATTGAGGAACTGGGAACCGTACGAGGACCTGCCGATCATCCCGTACGCCCAGCCGTCGATGAAGCCGTGGTCTTTCCAGCCGATCGACTTCGCCTGGCACGACAGCCTGCTGCAACTCCGCCAACCCGAGTTCGAGTTCTACTTGGAGCACTACAGCGAGCGGGCGATCGTCTGCTTTCACGACACCGCTCCGCACTTTGGCCCGTGGTCCGACAGACTGAGGACGGCGCTGTTGTCGCAGGGGTTCTCGTACCTGGACTGGCCGTCACCTCGGGGTGTGATCATTGCGAGGAAGAACCCATGACCGAACACAAGTGGCGTCACGGCCAGGTGCCCCTCATGGTGATCGGGTCACGGATCGAGCACTGGAACAAGGCCGACAAGGACTCATGGTTCCGCATGATCGGAACGCTGTCTGTCGTTGACGGCGATGTCGGCATGCTGCCCGACGACGTGGAGACGATGGACTTCCACGACCACCCGCCTTGCCCGACCGAAGCCGATCAGGTCTGGCGACTCACGTGAGGCTGGTCATCACGGGGACAGGTCGATGCGGAACCGGGTACGTCGCCAAGGTGCTCCAGAACTGTGAGTCGATCACGGCCGGTCACGAGTTCGTGTTCGGACCGCACGGACCCGACCCGAAGCGTGACGTGACCGTAGACGTGTCGTGGCTGGCGATTCCGTATCTGCCGCAAGTGCGACACGAAATGAACATCGGTCTGCTGTATCGCCACCCGGCGGCAGTGATCTCCAGTTTCCTCGGCATCGGGTTCTTCGACCGGAACTCGATGTACCTCGACTTCATGCGGAACTACGTGCCTGACATCGAGAACATGGAACCGTTCGACGCTGCCTGCCACTGGTACGTGGCGTCGAACCAGCACGCCCTCAACTACGCCCACTTCGTCACGAACATCGACTCCGTGGCGTGGGAGAAGATCGTTCGGGCGTTGCACCTGAACGCCTCAGAACTGGCAGCGGCGATCCCGGCTGTGAGCCAGACGTACAATCATCGGACGAGAGCCGACATTGACCTGGACGACATTCCGGGGTCAGTGTGGGCGACGTACGAACTACTGGAAGGTGCTTCCCGTGCAAGTTGATCTCACCACCATCGCTGCGTTCATCATCGGCATTGCAGCAACGGGCCGACTCGCCCGTCTCGTCGTTGACGACGATTGGCCCCCAATCGTGTGGCTGCGAGAGAAGTACGTGCTGGCAGTCCCGCCCAACTGGGGTGAGCTGGTGACCTGCTCGTTCTGCGTGGCTCCGTGGTTTGCTCTGCCGAACCTTCTGCTCGCATGGGCGACCGATCTGTCCTGGGTCTGGTGGGTGCCGAACCTGTGGCTGGGTGGTGCGTACCTGGCGGCGATCCTGAATGCCCGAGACGTACCGGCTGACTGAGTAGCCTCGGTCCCGTGGCACGCCAACGAACCCGTCAGCCGGAAGCCCCCAACGGCTTTGTGGCATCAGCCGTCCGTCTGCCTGCGTCGAGTCAGGGCAAGGCTGGCACGGCTGCTGGGTGGCAGAACCAGGCGTGGCAGTTCTTCGACACGGTGGGCGAGTTGCGCTACGTCGCCAACTGGATCGGCAACGTCATGTCCCGTGCCACGCTGCATGCGGCGAGGCGTGACGGCAACGAACTGGTCCCCCTCGATTCCGGTCCTGCCCGTGAAGCGATGGACGCCCTCTACGGCGGCCCGCAGAACCAGGCGCAGATGATCCAGTTGCTGGGCACCGACATGACGGTGAGCGGCGAGGGGTACATCACTGCCCGTACCGTGTCCGGCGAAGACCAGTGGGACGTGCTGTCCACCGGCAAGCTGACCCAAGGCAAGAACGGGAAACTGACCGGCAACTTCGGTGACAGCGAGAACCGTGTGCCGCTGACAGCGAACGATCTCGTCATTCGAGTGTGGACGCCGCACCCGACGAACCCGTCCGAAGCTGACGCACCCACCCGCTCGAACATCAAGACGCTCTCGCAGATCGTTGGCTACGACGACCACATCTCGGCGCAGTTGACTTCTCGCTTGGCCGGGGCGGGCATCCTGTTCATGCCGTCGGAGATTCAGTTCGCAGCATCGAACGAAGCAGACCCGGAAGCCTCTCAGGCTGACACGTTCCTCCAGTCGCTGGGCGAAGCGATGAATGCCGCCATTGCGGATCGGAACTCTCCGGCAGCTTTCATCCCGATCGTGGTGACTGCACCCGGCGACGAACTGGAGAAGGTTCAGCACCTGACGTTCTGGTCGGACCTGGACGAGTCGGTCATCGAGATGCGCCAGTCGGCAATCTCACGGTTCGCCATCGGGATGGATGTCCCGCCGGAAGTCCTCATGGGCAACGGCGATGCGAACCACTGGAACGCTTGGCTGTCGGAAGAGAGTGCGATCAAGGCGCACCTCGAACCTCGCCTTGGTGTCATCAACGCAGCACTGACGAACACGTACCTGCGTCCGGCGCTCAAAGGCATCGTGCCCGACGAAGAACTCAACGACTACTACGTCATTGCCGACACTGCCGAGATTCGTACCCGACCGAACCGTTCGACCGAAGCGTTGGAAATGCACGACCGTGGCCTGCTGGGTTCCGAGGCTGTGCGCCGGGAGACGGGCTTCAAGCCCGAGGACAAGATGGCGCAAGACGAGTACGTCGCCTGGCTGTTGCAGCGCATCGCCACTGGTGCGATCACACCGGAACTCACTGCCGAGGCGTTGCGCATTCTGGGAGCGAACATCGACACGTCGATCGTGTTCCCGGACGACCCGCAGGAACAGCCGACGAACACGAAGACCGACACCGAAATCAACGACGGCGGCCAAGCCGGTGGCATCCCCGACATGGAGGATTCCGAGTCGCCGCTGATCGCTGCGTCCGAGGTGCTGGTGTTCCGTGCGTTGGAGCGTGCCGGGAACAAGCTGCGCAACAAGCACCCCCGGACCGACACGACAGCGATGACTGCCGATGCGGTCTACATGGTCCTGGCGGGCGAAGAGGACGAGTTGCTGGCCGGGGCGTGGGACTGCGCACCGAAAGTGCTCTCAGGGTTGACCGTCTCGCCGGAGCCGGTCGTGTCCGTTCTCGACTTCTACGTGCGTGGTCTGCTGTCGCAGAAGCGTGAGCACAACCGGGCGACGATGGCACGTCTGCTGTCCACCGCTCACCTGGAAGCCATCAAGCCGACGACCTGATTGGCTACGGTGTTCGGGTATGGACTTGATCGCCTTCGCCGCTGAGCGAGACGAGACGCTTGTCGAACTGGCTGAGCTGTATGAGCCCGCCGTCGAAGAAGCACTCGCTGAGCCGGAAGAAGATGCTCGTACCGAGATTCTGATGGTGGCCTTGGCCGCTGCGTTTCTTCTGATGTACGGCGAAGAAGGCGGCGAGGAAGGGTCTGCTGATCTGGCCCTCGTTGCGTTCCTGGATTCCATGCGTGGTGCCGTCGAGATGTTGGTCCCCGACACGTCCAGCGAAGCGGCCGAGGCTGCCCAGCTCGACCGGATGATCAACTGGTTCGCCACCGCCACTCTCGGAGCCGCAACTTTGTCTGCTGCGCAGTCGAATGTCGCTCCGGGAGATTCCGAACCCATCAAGACGTGGGTCACGATGCGGGACGATGCCGTGCGTGACATCCACGCCTCGCTTGATGGGACGACGGTGAACATGACCGAGACGTTCACCGTGAAGTCCGAGCCGGAAGCAGAGTTGCTGTTCCCTGGTCAGCCGGTCGGTCCGCCTGCGGCGTGGATCAACTGTCGCTGCGTGCTTGCCATCGACATGAACCCGCTCGTCGCTTCGAGCTTCCGTGAATACGACACGACGCAACGCAAAGAGATGGCCGACAAGGGGTGGGCGCTTCCTGACGGTTCGTACCCCATTGCTGACGTGGAAGACCTGCGAAACGCCATCCAAGCGATCGGTCGTGCGAGTGATCCCGAAGCTGCGAAGGCGCACATCCGCAAGCGTGCCCGTGATCTGGACGCAGAGGACCTGATCCCGGACACATGGTCGGCAGACACGTACGCTGTCGGGATGGTCGAAGAAGAGGTTGTCGAAGAAGAGGTCGTGGACGAAGAAGAGCCGCCTGTTCCTGACGAGCTGATCCCGGCCGAGGACGAGAACATGCCGGTGTACGGCGTGGCCGCACCCGAGGGTGTCGAGTCCGGCGACGGCCGCTCGTTCCTTCCTGGCGCACTGACGTGGCGTGACTTGCCGCTTCCGCTCACCTGGCAGCGTGCCGACATCGGGGAGCACAACGGCAAGGTCGTCGTGGGTCGCTTGGACACCCTGGAGCGCCGAGACGACGGCATGGTCCACTGGACCGGCGAACTGCTGACCGACGTGGCCGAGACGGAAGAAGTCATCAACCTCATCGCACAGGGCGCACTCAGTGGCGTGTCGATCGACGCCGACAAGGGCGTGCAGTCGATGCCGTCCGACGCCGAGATGGAGGAAGCGCTGTCCACCGGTCGCATGCCGTCGCAAGAGTTCAGCGAGGCACGCATCTCCGGCCTCACCATCGTGCAGATTCCCGCCTTCCAGGAAGCGTTCATCTCGCTGGGCATCGACCCGGAAGCACCGGAACCTGTCGCTGCTGCTGCCGAGGTCAAGTCGTACAAGCGTGGCTCCGGGTGGATCACCCACCCCGAAGAGACGAACCGCATCCACAACTACTGGACCAAGGGCAAGGGCGCAGCCAAGATTCGCTGGGGCACGAACGGCGACTTCACTCGCTGCACCCGCCAACTCCGCAAGTACATCGAACCCCGCTTCCTGAACCGCACCTGCGCTCAGTGGCACCACGACGCTCTTGGCTACTGGCCGGGAGAACTCGGCAAGCCCGGTAACCCGCCTGACACGCCGGAGAACCGACGGCGAGCCGCACGGAACGCCAGCTCACTCGACCCGAACTGCACCGACTGCGAGGACACCGCCATGATTGCCGCTTCCGCTGACAAAGACTTCCCCGGCATGGCCCCGGCCATCAGCCTGGTATCCGCTGCGCCTCCAGCGTTGACCGATCGTCGCATCTTCGATGACCCGAAGCTGGACGGCCCGACCGCTCTCCAGATCGTCGGCAACCACGCCTTCGGGCACCTCGCCACGTGGGGTGTGTGCCACATCGGCATCGACCGGAAGTGCGTCACCGCACCGAAGTCGAAGTCGTCGTACGCCCACTTCCATCTGGGTGCGATCGACACAACCGAGGGTGAACTGGCCGTCGGAACGCTGACGTTGGGTACCGGGCACGCCGACCTGAACCTGTCGGCTTCTTCCACGTCGGCGCACTACGACAACACGGGCACCGCTGTGGCGAAGGTCCGGGTCGGAGAGGATGAGCATGGAATCTGGTTCTCGGGTGTCGTGTGCGACGGGGTGACCGACGAGCAGGTGCGCACGTTGAAGGCTGCCGGTGGGCTGTCGGGCGACTGGCGTTCCATCGGGGGGAACCTCGAACTCGTGGCGGCGCTTGCCGTGAACGTCCCCGGTTTCCCGGTGACCCGTCCTGCCCTGGCTGCAAGCGGAGAGAAGCAGACCGCTCTCGTCGCCGCAGGCGTCGTCGTTCACGACGAACCCGTCACCGCTGACTCGATCGCTGCTGCTGTGCTCGCCAAGATTGACGAGCGCACCGAGCGCAAGGTCCGCCTCCAGAACCTGGAGAGTGTCAAGGCTGCTGGCCGTGCCAAGCGGTTGTCGAATCTGACGGAGGTCTGACATGCAGATTTCAGTGGTGAAGATCATCACGCTGGGCGTGGTCGCCCTTGCACTCATCTTCGGCATGATCGCCGGACTCGCCACCGAGGTCGGAGTTCCGGCGTTGACGTTGGTGATCGGGTACCTGATCGGCAATGCTGACATGACCGAGAACCAGCCCGTCGTCTCCAAGAACGACGACTGAGCCATAGGAGGGTCCCCATGAAGTCGTTGCATGCTTGAGGCGGTCGCCGCAAGGCGAAAGGGTACGTGGTCACGTACAAGGACGGTAGGAAAGTGAATGTCGGGTCGTTGTCCGAGGCGATCACGGTCGCACGGAAGCACAACGGCACCTATGCCCGTGCGAAGGCATGAGCCGATGCGGCAAGAGGAAGAAGTCGGCGTTCTTCTGGATCAAGCTGGACGGGGACGAGTATCGGTGCCTTCACCTGGCCGATTGCCTCCGGCTGGTGCGGACGAACGGTGGGTCCTACGAGCAGCGCTCGTGGCGAGAATGAGGGGTATGTTGCGCTGAACCCACAGGGTGTGTATACGCTGTGGATCAGACGCCCACCCGTCATGGCGAAGCCAGACGTGTGTTCTCTCCGTGAAGCGGGGGATCGGTGAACCATCATCTGTCCGTCCCATCACAGGAGACACGTCATGTACGAACTTCCCGAAGACATCGCAGCGATCACGGATCGCACCGCCATCGAGGCTGAGATCAACAAGGCGCTCGACGCTTTCAACGCTCTCGCCATCTCCGAGGATTCCTCGGACGAAGACCTGGACGCCGCTGAGGCGATCAAGGCATCCATCGACACCCTGCGTGCCGCTGACGCCGAGCTGGCTGCTGCCGCTCAGGCGAAGGCCGACCGGGTTGCCGCCCTTTCCGATGTCGCTCCCGCACCCGAGGCCGAGGCCGAGGAAGCCGAAGTGGCCGAGGAAGCCGCCCCCGTCGCAGAGGAAGTCCCGGCCGAGCCGGTCGCCGCTGCTGCCGAGGCAGAAGTCGTCCCAGCCGCTGAGGTTGAGGTCGTCCCAGAACCCGTCGCCGCATCCGCAGCGACTCCATCGCCTGTCGCTCGTGCGGCAGCCGCAGCCCCCGAGGTGATCGTGCCGACAAAGACCCAGACCGCATCCCTGATCGCCGCAGCGGATGTTCCCGGCTACGCCAACGGCGCTGACCTCGATGGAATGGCAGCGGCCACCGCAGCCATCCTCAGCCGGACCAAGGGTCTTCCCAAGCAGAACCTCGCCTCCGCTTCCGGTGGTGTGCGTCAGCGCTACGGCGCAGCGCTCATCCAGAAGCAGGGTTTCGGTGACCTCGTTCAGTCGAACGACGGCGCTGGCGACATGGACCTTCTCTGGAAGGCCGGAGACGCTGCTCGCCTCCCCGGTGGTTCGCTCGTCGCCGCTGGCGGCTGGTGCGCCCCGTCCGAGACGCTGTACGACATCTGTCAGTACGAGACGCTGGAAGGCATCCTCGACCTCCCCGAGATGAACGTCACCCGTGGTGGCATCCGCTGGACGACCGGCCCGTCGTTCGAGGACATCTACGAGGCGTGTGGCTTCTTCCAGACCGAGCCGGAAGCCATTGCAGGCGACTGCAAGGACTGCTGCATGGTTGACTGCCCGCCGTTCGATGAGGTCCGCCTGGACGCCATCGGCATGTGCATCAAGTCGCCCCTGCTGACCGAGGCCGCCTACCCCGAGTTGGTCCAGCGCTTCATCGAAGGTGCACTCGTTGCTCACCAGCACAAGGTGAACAAGTACATCCTCGACACGATGCTCATGGCTGCCGGTACCCCGGTCGTCGGTGTCGCTGCTGGCTCGCTCAGCATCACCCTTGAGGGCATCGTCTACACGGCGATCGGCATGCGCTACAGCTACCGCCTCAGCCAGACCGCTGAGTTGGAAGTTGTCGCCCCGTACTGGCTCAAGGAACTCATCCGCATCGACCTCGCCATGCAGAACGATCGGGATTCCTCGAACGTCACTGACGCCGAGATCGACGGCTGGTTCAGCGCTCGCAACCTGAGCGTCCAGTGGGTCTACGACTTCCAGGACCCCGTGGTCGATGGTTGCGACGTGACCATCCCGGATGAGGTCACCATCCTCATGTACCCGGCCGGTACCTGGATCAAGGGCACCGCCGACGTGATCAACCTCGATGCGGTCTACGACAGCCCGAACCTGGAAGCCAACCAGTACACGGCACTGTTCGTGGAGGAAGGCATCCTCGCCGTCCAGAAGTGCACCCACACGTGCGCCATCACTCTCCCGATCTGCGTCAGCGGCAAGGGCGTCCTGGACGACATCGACGTGTGCCACACCGCACCCGTCACGCCGGTCCCGCCGACGACCTGAGCAAGTAGTCCTGGGGGGAAGCGGAGGGACCCTCTTCCCCTCAGGGCACTGGCCGACCACTCGAAGGAGGTAGTCCCATGAGCATCCAGGCAGCGAAGAAGTACATCGAGATTCCGGCTCCGGTCGTGAATCAGAACGGGTACCTCGGACATGCGAACATCATCCCTGCTGGTGATCACGACCTTCTCGGGGCCGAGTACGTCACCAACGCTTGCGCCGAGGGCGGACTGTGGACCGAGCTGTGCTACAGCGTTGATCAGCAGCTCTGCGATCCGCAGACGACACCAATCCCGCCGGTTGACGGGTACAAAGAGTTCGGCAAGCCCGAACTGGTGGAGGGGGAACCCTTCGCCGTGTACGACGGCAACGACTGTGGGCTGGTTGCGTTGGAAGACGCAATGGCCGGTGCCGAAGAACGGCTCAGCTTCTCGGAGGGTCGTCAGGTTGACGAGTACATCTCCGGGTGGCTTGAGGCCAACACCGATCAGGACCTCGGTGAGTTGTCGATCCGAGAAACGATCATGGTCATGGAAGACGTTGCGTCGGTCCTGTACGGCTCGTACGGCGTGATCCACATGCACCGCTCGATGGCAGCTTGCGCTCGTTCGCAGAAGCTGGTGTTCGAGGACGGCGCAGGCGGCTACGAGACGTTCCTGGGGACGAAGGTGATCCCGGTCGCCAACAACACCCCCGGAGGCATTCAAGACGTGTACCTGACTGGCCGAGTTTCACTGATTCAGGGCGACGTGCTTTCGCAGGTCGTCCCGGAAGTGAATCGTCCCGACGGTACCTGTGACCCTCAGCGTGCACTCGCTGAGCGCATTTACGTTCCACTGGTCGAGTGCATGGTGGTTCACGCCACTGCGACCTGCGATCCCACAATCCCGGCCACGTAAGGAGCAATCACATGGCAAATGCAAACAGCTTCCCGCTGGTCCGAGGACGGACGATGCGGGTCACGAAGACCGACGGATGTTGCGGTCCCGAGTACGGGAACGACAACTCCATCGTCACTGAGGGCTTCGTCAGCGTGGCCCTCACCGCCAACATCACCGAGGCCGAAGAGATCACGGTCACGAACGCCAACGGCAAGACCTGTGTCCGTGACACCGGTTCGGCCACCTTCGATGGGTACGGCGTCGAGATCGTCTTCTGTGAGGTTCAGCCGTGTCTGTTCTCGCTCATCACCGGTCAGCCGGTTGTGACCGACGCAGCGGGCGACATCATCGGCTTCAAGATGAACTCGCAGATCACGCTCGACTCGTCTGGCTTCGCTCTCGAAGTCTGGATGGGTGTCCCCGGTGTTGCCTGTGAGGGCGATGCTGGTGCGAACGGCTACCTGCTGCTCCCCTGCTTGCAGGGTGGCGTCATTGGTGACTTCACCATCGAGAACGCTGCCATCACGTTCACCATCACTGGTGCGGCGACGAAGGACGGCAACGCCTGGGGCAACGGTCCGTACCCGGACACGCTGCTGCCTGACCCGCTTGACCCGGACGATCACCTGTACGTGATCTTCACGACGAGCGATCCGCCTGAGGCGACCGACGGCTGTGTGCCGTTGACGCCGGAAGGTCTGACCGTGGAAGTGTCCGGCGCTGAGGTGACCGTGACCATTCCTCGTGCGGGTGCCGATCCGTGCTTCCAGACCGGCCAGTACGTCGGTGTGACCTGGGGCGACGGCGACGAGTCGAACGACCCGGACACCGGGACCGAGCTGACTCACACCTACCTCGCTGACGGCGACTACACCCTCCAGGTGATTCCTGCACCTGGCCCGGATGGGGCTTGCATCCCGTACGACTTCGATGTCAGCATCGTCGGCGCAGCCGGTGTGCAGGCAGCGGCGAAGCCAGTCAAGAAGGCTGCTGCTGCGGCAAGTGCCACGCCACCTGCCGAGTGACGAGTAACGTCTGAGGCATGCCGCTCTCGGACGTATACGACTTCGGGGAGAACGAACCAGGCGTTTGTCTCCCCTACAAGCCGAACTTCGACTGCTGCCCGGACTTCGCAGATTACGAGAGTGATCTGCAAGTCCGGGCTATGTCGTTGGCTTGGTCAACCATCCGCACCCTTACCGGCGGCCGGGTCGGCTCGTGCCCGGTGACGATGCGTCCCTGCTTCTCGCCGGAACCGTGTGCTGTCTGCTTCGGCAGTTCGTGGATGAACCCGTACGTGGATTCGTTCGGGAACTGGAAGAATGCCGCCTGCCGCAAGGACGGCACCTGCTCTTGCTGCAACGTGTGTGAGCTGATCATGCCCGGTCAGGTAGCTGCAATCACCGAGGTGAACATCGACGGCTGGAAGCTGGACCCCCAGTTGTTCCGCATCGACAACGGCAACATCCTCGTGCGCCAGGACGGCTACTGCTGGCCTGATTGCCAGAACATGGGTGCCCCGGAGGGTGCGATCGGCACCATCACGATCAAGTACATCCCCGGCATCCTGCCGACCGAGGCGGGCCTGTGGGCTGCCGGTCTGTTGTCCTGCGAGTTCGCCAAGGCGTGCATGGGTGAGAAGTGCAAGCTGCCGTCGTCGGTCACGTCTGTGACCCGTCAGGGCGTCACGATGGAGTTGGGTGCGAGCATCTGGGAGAACGGCACCGGCATCCGTGAGGTTGACGCCTACGTCTATTCGGTGAACCCGAACCAGTTGAAGACCCCGCCGTTGATCTGGTCGCCGGACATGCCGTCCACGAAGCATCGCCTCACCACGATGCAGATGCGGAAGAAGTAATGCCCGACCAAGAGTTGCCGGAGTGGACGGTGAACCCCGTCATCCCGATGATGGCCCAGTTGCTGGAGTGCGTCTGCCTGCACGTCGAGCACGCCGGGTCTGGCCCGGTCTGCTGGTGCGGCATGTATCCCGGTGCTCAGGTGTCGATGGACTACTGCGGTTTGGAGTGCCAGAACGACGTGTGTGGCATGGCGTACATCCGGCCCGGTTCGGCGTTCTCGTTCGAGTCGTTCCCGATCCCGACGTTGGACGACACGTGCGCACGGCCGATCGGTTTCGAGGTTGAGGTGGGCATTCAGCGGTGCATGCCGACGATGGAAGAGGACGGTTCGTTGCCGTCGCCTGGTGACTTGACGGAGACGACATTGAGTCTGCTCCAGGATCAGTGGGCGTTGCACAAGGCGATCCGGTGCTGCGATTTCGAGCAGGGCAAGGTCGTGTTGGGTCCGTGGACGCCGACGATCGCTCAGGGTGGATGCGTCGGCGGCTTCTGGCAGGTGTTCGTGAACCCGTACAAGTGGGCGTGAGATGCCAGGCTTCGATGTCAAGGTTGACGACAACCTGACGAGGACGAACTGGCGACTGTGGATGAACGGTCCGTCGCCTGTGCCTGCCCCGGTGCTGGTGTGGCGTGAGCAAGCAATGGCTGTGGCGAAGAAGACAGCGCAGACGTTGGCCCCGGTCAACAATCCGTTGAACGCCAAGCATCGTGGCGGCGCTGTCGGCACCTACCTGGCGTCGATTTACGTGGAGCGGACCGGCAACCAGTACGGGCGTGGCTTCCGTTTGGGTGCTCGTGCTCCGCATGCGGCGATCGTGGAGAACGGCCGGTCGGCGTCCACGAAGGACCAGTATTTCTCGTGGTCTGCTGCTGGCGGCGTGGCTCGCTGGTACCAGAAGACCAGTGGCCGTGACGGTGACCATGTGATCGAGCGGGCAGCGGATGCCGCCGTTGCCATCACGACGGCTGCCAACTGAGTACGCTGAGCGGATCAGACAACTAGGAGGGTCCCACCCATGAAAGAGTTTCGCACTGGCGCACGTGAGTCGGTACTGGATAATCCGGTTCCGATTCAGTTCATGATCGAAGGCACAGAGTTCGAGGCGGTCCCCCCGACTTCGGGTCAGCTCACGCTGTTGATGGCCTCGCAGGCCAACGAAGACCCGGTGGAGATCGCCAAGGCGATGCTGGAGTTCGTGCTGGCGATCCTTGGGCCGGAGCAGTACCGGGTGTTCGAGGACGGGTTGAAGTCCGGTGACATCGAGATGGAACTGACGATGGAGATTGTCGAGTGGCTGACGGAGCAGTGGTCGCAGCGCCCTACCACGTCTGCCTCCGCCTCGTCGCAGCGGTCGGCAGTGTCTACGAAGCGTTCGACGGCGAAGCGGCCAGCAAAGGCCAAGACCCCTTCGACCTGAGCATCCAACGGTTCTTCAACTACCTGCACTACTGGGTGCTCACGCATGTCCCCCACGACAAGGTGGAGGAAGTGCAGCGGGAACTGGACCGTCCACGACCCGGCGGCACCAGCAAAGTGTCTGATCTGGAGAAGCAGAAAGATGCCGAGTCGTTCATGGCGTTTGCCGGTGCGATGGGCATAGCCCCTCCGAAGAAGTAACGATCTGGCAGACTGGCACACGTGGCGCTTCCATCCATCACCGTCAACGTAGATGCGGACACCGCCAAGGCGTTGGCCCAGCTCTCTGCGTTTGCAGCTACGGCAGACAAGCTGCTGTCTTCGATCGACGCCAAGTCGTTCGGTGATTTCTGGGACAAGAACAAGTCCGACAAGGAAGCGAAGGACGCCGGTCGGGACAACAACCGGAACTGGAACGACGGCTGGAACAAGTCGGAGAAGCGGGAAGCCCCGAAGCGGCGCAGCGCATTCCGGCGTGAACTGCTCAAGTGGGGCAGCATCATCGCTGCGTTCGGTGAGACGATCGGTGTGGCCCTGTACGGCGCTGCTGGTGCGGTCGTGTCGCTGGGTTCGTCGCTGCTGTCTGCGGTGAGTGCGTCGGCTGCGCTGGTCCCGATCGGTGTGGCCCTCGCTGGGGCGTTCGGTGCTGTCGCCATCGGGTTGGTCGGTGTCGGTGATGCTCTCGGCGCAGTGAAGACCGGGTTCTCGGAGTTGGTCACTGAGGGCGAGATCACTGCCGAGACGATGGAGGCCATCGAGAAGTCGCTGGAGAACCTGGCCCCGAATGCCGCCTTGTTCGTCACGGCGTTCGGCAACATCTTGCCGCTCTTCCGGGAGATCAGGCTGGAAGTGCAGGATGCGTTGTTCGCTGGACTGGGCGACGAGCTGGTACGCCTCGGCGGACCCAACGGCTTCATCGACCAGATGGGCACGGCGTTCGAGCGTCTTGCCGGAGTCGTCAACACGTCGTTCATCGAGATCATCGGCGCTGTAGAGGGAGCGGACCTTCCCGGCATCTTCATGAACCTGGAGACGACGCTGGGGAACGTGCTCAGTGCGTTGGCTCCGCTGACCACTGCGTTCTTCAACTTCGTGGAGATCGCCACCCCGTTCGCTGAGCAGTTGTCTGCCCAGTTCCTTTCGTGGGCTGAGTCGCTGGCCGAGTTCACCGGCAGCGCCGAAGGACTCGAATCCATCTCGGGGTTCCTGGAGCGTGCCGTCGAGTCGTTGCAGTCGTGGCTGGACCTCATCGGCATCACCGGGCGAGTCATCGGTTCGCTCCTCAGGATCGCCAGCGAAGAAGGCGACTCGCTGATCGACAAGCTGACCGGTGTGTTGACGACGTTCAACGACTGGATCAACACCGCCGAGGGCGAGAACGCTGTCCTCACGTTCCTGGAGACGAGCAGCGAGATTCTGTTGTCGTTGCAGCCTGTCCTGGAAGGGCTGGTCGGTGCGTTCGATGTGCTCGTCACCGACGGTGCCGTGGAACGGTTCGCTGAACTGGCGGAGTTGCTCGGTGAGCTGCTGCCGCTTCTGGCGGGGGTCCTCAACGTCATCTCCCGGACCGGCATCCTCAACACGTTCGCTCAGGCGCTTGTCGCCATCGGCAACGCTCTCCCGTTCGAGCAGCTTGGTGAACTGGCGTCCATCATCGGCGGCGTTCTTGCCACTGCTGTGGAGGCGTTGACCCCGGTTCTTGACATTCTCGGTGAAGCCATCGGTGTGGCTGCTGAGGCGTTCGGTGAGATGTTCGTCGCCCTCGAAGAGACGGGGGTGTTCGATTCGTTGAGCGTGGCGTTGCAGGCTGTCGCTGAGGTCATCCTGTTGCTGTTCGAGGCGTTGGCCCCGTTGCTGCCCGTCATCGGTGAACTCGCCGGGGTGTTGCTGGTGTCGCTCGCTGACATTCTGCTGTCGGTTGCTGAGGCGCTGATCCCGGTCATCGAGTCGTTGACGCCGATCATCCTGCTCGTGGCCGAGTTGTTGACGGCCATCATGCCGCTCATCGAGATCGCTCTGATCCCGCTCCAGTTGCAGATCGCTTTGCTGTCCGAGGCGTTCCAGTTGTTCTACCCGTTGCTCGACCTGCTGATCGAACCGCTCGCCACCCTTGGCGGCAGCTTCGAGGACACGTCTGCACTGCTGGCTGAGTGGGGTGAGGTGTTCGAGGAATGGAAGGAGATCGTCACCGAAGTCATCGACGTGTTCCTGGACAAGATCAGCGACATGGTGGACACGTTCACGTCGTCGTTGACGACGATCGGTGACCTGTGGGACACGATCTGGAACGCAATCCTGAACGTCACCCGCACGGTGATGAACGCCGTCTCGAACTTCATCACGTCGGTGATGAACTCGATCCGGTCCACGATCTCCAGCATCTGGAACTCGATCAAGTCGATCGTGTCGGGCGCTCTCTCAGCAATCAGTGGCTCTGTCAGCAGCGTGTTCAACTCGATCAAGTCCACGATCTCCAGCATCCTGGGCGGCATCAAGTCCACGATCTCGACCATCTGGAACGGCATCAAGTCCACGATCACGACCGTCATCACCGGCATCCTCAACACGATCCGCACGTTGTTCGGAAGCATCACCGGCATCGTGACGGGGGCGTTGGCCGGTGTTGCCAATGCCATCGCAGCGCCGTTCCGTGCGGCCATCGCAGGGGTGCAGGCAGCGGTGGACAGGATCAAGTCGATCGGTGCAGGGATCGGCAACTTCGTGTCGAACCTCAACCCGTTCGCCAGGGGTGGCATCGTGTTCGGGCCGACACCCGCCTTGATCGGTGAGGCTGGTGCCGAGGCTGTCATCCCGCTCACCCGTCCGCTGTCGCAAGTGGACAGTTCGGTCCGGGCGATGGCTGCGCTGTTGCGTGGCGACATCGCCGGGATGGCCGGGACTGTCACGAACAACGCTGGGGCGTCCAGCACGAACAACTCCCGCCAGATGACCAACAACTTCACGATCAACGACCGCACCGGCAATGCCGAGACGACCGCTCAGAAGGTCATCAACCGCATCGCTGTGGGCTTGTAGGAGAGCACGGATGTATAACGGCTACATGGCTCTTGGCGGCGCAACGCTGGCTGAGCAGACGTTCGAGTTGATCAACGATGGTCGGGTCGGTGCGTACATCGAGACGTGGAACAATCAGGTCCGCAACGGCAACCAGTTCGGTGAGTGCATCGACTGGTGGAAGGACTGCGACGAGTGCCCCAACGCCGACTTCCTCTTCACGGATGGTGAGGGCTATTTCTCTCCGGTGTCCGACCCGGCCCCGTGGTACGACCCGAACATCCGGGACTCCGACAAGTTCTTTGGCGTCGTCGGCCTCGAAGTCACGGGCGCTGAGGACTCAACGAGGTCAGCGACGGTGCAGGCGTCAGTCGGGGGAGGCGGCGCTGTCTCCCGGTTGCGGTTCGGTCCCCGAGAGATCGTTGTGCGTGGCCTGGCTGTGGCTGCCGACGACTGTGGCCTGGAAGTCGGATTGAACTGGCTGCGCTGCCAGTACGAGATCAGCGTCACGGACTGCGGCAAGGACTACCTCTGGTACCTGGACTGCTGCCCGAACTGTCTGACCGACCCGAACGCCCCTCCGGTGTCGCCGTGCTGGGCTGACAACTACGCCGAGTTGGCGAACGGCCCGGACGACTGCCCGCCTGATACGTGGTGGCCTTCGACGTACAAGGAACTGATGGACGGCCCGAACCCGAACGGCCTGGAGCCGTCGCCGCACCCCGAGTGGTGTACCTGGGTGGTCATCTATCGCCAGCTCAGCGTCGGCTTGCCCGAGTTCGGCTGTGACCTCAACGGATGTTTGGTGCCGTACCTGCGCAACTTCCAGTCGGTGCGTGTCATCGAGGGGCCGATCGTGCTGTCTCGCCAGTCGCTCAATCAGGGTGAGATTGCCGAGATCGAGTTCACGATCGCCTGCGCCGACCCGCACGAGTACACCCCGGACATGATCGTCGTGCAGGAAACGCTGGCTGCCACGCAGACAATTCAGGATGAGTTGCCGGTCAACATCAACAACCCGTTCGACCCGCCTCGGGTGATTCCTCGTGGACCGCAGCCGGGTGGTGTGCCTGTGCCGAACGACTGGGAGCGTGCCGAGTTCCCGATCCCTGCTTCTGGGTATCCGAAGCGTTTGCAGACCACGGTGCCTGCCATCACGATCGTGCCGGAAGCTGACATGGGTGTCACCCGTGTCGGTGTGTGGGATGACCAGGACGAACTGATCGGTGGCTACGTCGTGCCGTTCATTCCGGCTGGTGGCCTCGTGGACGTGGACGCCAAGGCTCGTGAGACGATCACCGAGTACGGCGGGGACACGCTCGTGCGGAACGGGTTTGCTCGTTCGTTCAAGGGGACTGGTTCTGTGCAGTGGCCGGACATGGTGACCGGTGAGGCGTACCGGGTGACGGTCGATCAGGCTGTCGGGGCGGCTGTGCCGTTCGACGTTGAGGTGCGTGCAGCAGAGAAAGGCTGTGCGTGAGCAACATCGAGAACGCTGCGTTCTGCGGTCAGAACCGGGCGTACGTCTACGAGAAAGGCGGCGAGGTGCTGGTCGGGGAACTGGTGTCTGCGTTCACCATCCGTTGGCAGCGCATCCGTGATGCGATCTCGAATGCTCAGGTGTCGGTCAGCATGAACGACTGCTGCGACATTCTCGAACTGATCGAGCCGGTCGCTTTCGAGTTGCACATCTATCGCAACGACGAACTGGTGTGGTGCGGGGTCATCACCCGCATGGAGTTCGAGTACGACCGGGTGGACATCGTTGCCGAGGACATGCTGTGGGTGGCGAAGCGGCGTGCGGTGAGCGAGGGGTACAACTACCAGTCGTACCCTCAGAACATCGACGCTCCGCAGGGGCCGGACCCGTCGAATCCGACGGTCGGTGCACCGAATCAGTCGGTCCCAACGGTTCAACTCATGGAGTACCTGTTGCGCTGGCAGTGCTACGCCCAGAACGGCGACGAGTGGAACATGGTGGACAACATCCAGCGGATCGACTCCCCAGCGAACTGCGACAGTCGAACGGCTCGCCAGACAAATGCCTGGTCCACCACGGTGTGGGCCGAGTTCGACAAGCTGGCCGAAGACAACGGCACGGACTACGCCGTCGTCGGGCGGGACATCTATTTCTGGGACATCAACCTGAACTGGTTGGAGATCGACCCGTTGCTTCCTGCGGACATCGCTGACTACCCACGGATCGTGGAGTACGGCAACTCGTTGGCGACTCGGTACATCCGAACGAACGGTTCCGGGTTCGCTGGCATCGCATCGGCACCCCCTGCGACCAGGGATCGGTATGCCATCTCCATCGACATCGTGTCGAACGAGAACTCGCAGGCCGAAGCCACGACGGAAGTCCCGCCACCGTTGCCGTCGCAGACAACGATCAACACGTGGACGCAGACAGCGGAACGTCGCTTGTCGAACGCCTATCCGGTGGAGCGTTCCATCGTGGTCCCGGCGAACTCGACGCTGATGCCGTCGTCGCCGTGGGACATCAACACGCTGATCCCTGGCTGCTGGTTCGAGGTGTCCGTGGACCGGCTGTGCCGTGGTGAAGTCACCGAGTACAACCGTCTGCACGAGTTGAAGGTCGTGGAGACTGGCGACGGCGGCGAGACTGTTTCGATCACCACCATTCAGCCTCCGACGATCATGATTCTGCCGACCGACCCGCCCTGCGATCCGAGCACGGGGCTTCCTGTTGTGGAGAGTCCGTAATGGCTGACGGGACACCGGCTATCAGTCGGGTGCAGGCAGGCGAGGACACGCTGTTCGAGCTGTTGCAGGACACCGACAAGCGACTCACCGAGTTGGAGCGTCGAGCGAACGTGCTGGCTACGACTGTGGCTGCGATCGGCGTGATGACCGAGGACGACTTGCCGACTGACCCTTTCCCGGACACGGTGGCGTGGGTGATCACGACGGACACGTTGTATGTGCCTGGTGCCGGTGGCGGTTCTGGTCCGTCTGGGCAGTGGTCGCCTGGTGGGTCCTGGCCTGTGTAGACAGATGGGGCTACGCTCTCAGCGGGGTCCCCCCACAATCACGGAGAGCGAAATGGCTCATCACACGGAGACTCGGCAGATCACCGACATCGGTATCCAGCGTTTGGTACAGGTCGCTCGTCTGAATCACATCGACCCCGATTCGATCATCTTGACGCAGGCAGGCGTGACTGCTTCGGACGTGCTGTGGGCGTTGTACCAGGCGAGCATCGCCAAGAGGGCGCTCCCGAGGACGCTGGCTGCTGAGACGTGCGGTGGCCCGACTGGCGCTGGCGGTCAGGGGACGCCTGGCGACCCAGGCCCGACTGGTCCGACTGGTCCGACTGGGCCTGCTGGTCCTGGACAGATTGGTGCCCCTGGCCCTCCCGGCCCGACCGGCAACACAGGTCCTGCCGGTGCTGACGGTGAATGCCCGCCTTGCCCGGATGTTGTGCCGTGCGATCTGATCCTCGGCACGTGCGGTGGCATCGACCCCGACGTGGCAGCCATCTTCATTTCCACGTTCGAGTGCCTGGAGAACCTGGGCTTCATCACCGACTCGTGGCGCAATGCTTTCCCATCCGTTGACTGACCGAAAGGCCACCCCATGAAGATTCCCTGCCAATCCATCAACTCCGACCTCAAGTTCTCGAACCAGGGAACCCTGTTCGTTGCGCCGCTGCCCGCTCCCCCTCCAATGGGTGGCGGCGTCTTCGACGGCTCCGGCACCTGGACGCTGAGCAACTACTCAGTCGCTGGTTGGCCGATCGACTGGGAGCGTGACCTTGCGGTTGGCGACCAGATCGCTGTGCTGACCGACACCGGGTATCAGGTCGTGACGATCACGGCCATCGTCGTGACCGAGGATGTCACCACGCTCACCGTCACCGTGGACACGGCTGAGGGCATTCTCGTGGACGATCAGATCACTGGCGTCTGGAAGGTCACCGCTGCCGGATACCCGTGTCCGCCTCCGACGGGAGCCGCTGAGCAGCTCGCACCCCCCACGTTTGTGGACCGGGGCGGGAACGTCAAGCAGCTCGTCTGATCCCAGTCACCGTTGCCTGAACGGCAGGAAGGCTAACCTCTGCTGTCATGGCCCTGATTCCAACCCGCAACCAGGAAGTAGCCAGCTACCTCATCAAGCTGGCACGCACTCAGGGGTTGGACTCCGACGTGGTGTTGGGTGCCGACGGCATCACGGTTTCCGAGGAACTGTTCGAGGCGTACATCTCTGCTGGCGGCATCATGCCAACGGACGCCGACGACTGCGCACCTCCGCCTGACTGCACCCCTGACTTCCCGTTCCCCACGTTCCCTGCCGTCGGGCCGACCGGTCCAACCGGCCCGACGGGAGAACTTGGCCCGACCGGCGAGACGGGCAATACCGGTCCCACCGGTCCTCGTGGCCCTGCCTGGGAGTTGGACTTCCAGTGGCCGGGACGCCCGCCTGAGTTCTGTACTCCCGGCTTCTGGATCAACGACGCAGCGATCCCCGGCAACGCTGTCGTCTTCGAGAACTATCGGGCTGCCACGTCCGACACGTTGGCCGAACTCTTCTGGGGTGCGGCCTTCTTCTCTGGCGAAGACACGCAGATGTTCCTTGGCGGTGTCTGGAACGGTGCGGGCCAGAACAAGTGGAAGTTGCTTGTCCACACCGACACTGGCGTCGTCACGCTTGTCATCGGTGACGGCGACGTTGAGATCGAACGCCACGACTTGCCGGGGGCGATCCCGTCCGAGGTGTTTGTCCGCACCCGCTTCTTGCTGTCGTCCACGCTCGGCACGCTGACGTGGTACACGTACGACGGGGTTGACTGGGAACCCTCGTCAACAGTGCCGACGACGTTCACTGGGTGGCTTGACACTGGCCCCGAGGAAATCTGGTGGATGCAAGACAAGGCGGGGTTGGAGCCGTACGCCGGTCGCCTCGTCTCGATGGGTGTCACGAACAACGGCGTCGGCCTCGTCGCTTCTGTCTCCGAAGACTTCGATCGGCCCCCTGTCTGGCCTGACGGTCGCATCGACTTCCCGACGTACACGGGCCATGAGGCGTACGTTCTGCGTACCCAGTCGAACATCGACAACCTGCCTGCTGTCAACAACCCGGAGGACTGCCCCGAAGAGGGAAGCATCGGCTTCTCCGAAG